TCGCGTTGTGCGCGTCTGCTGGGCTAGTGCTTGACCCGTGGCAGGCGTTCACGATGGAGCAAATGCTAGGCCGCCGCGACGATGGGACGTGGTCGGCGTTTGAGGTTGGGCTAGTTGTTGCTCGCCAGAACGGCAAGGGCGCCGTGCTTGAGGCCCGCGCCCTGGCTGGTCTTTTCATGCTCGACGAGTCGTTGATCCTGTGGAGCGCGCACCAATTCAAAACGGCACGCGAAGCGTTTCGCCGCATGGTGTATCTCATTGAGAACACGCCCGCACTGAAATCGCGCGTGAAGAATATCCGCACCTCGCACGGCGAAGAGGGTGTCGAACTCAAGACCGGCCAACGGTTGCAATTCGTGGCGAGGTCGAGGACGAGTGGCCGCGGCTTCACTGCCGACGTCGTCATCCTTGACGAGTGCCAGGTGCTGGACGCCGAAGACATGTCGGCGCTCATTCCGGTGCTATCAACCCGGCCGAATCCGCAAGTGATCTACACGGGCACGGTCGACGATCAGGCCACGCACCTGCGCGGCTTGCGCGAACGCGCGCTGACTGGCACCGACGCGTCGCTCTGCTATCTGGAGTGGAGTGCGCCCGAGGAGTCCGACCCGGCCGACCCGGAGGCGTGGGCGGCGGCAAACCCGGCGATGGGCATCCGCATCTCAGCCGAGCACATCGGCCGCGAGCTCGCCGCGCTCTCAGGCGATGTCGACTGGTTCCGCCAAGAGCGCTTGTCGATCTGGCCTAAGCGCGTGCCCGATGGCGTCTTCAACGATGACCAATGGTCGGCGTGCCAGGACGAGGCCAGCGTCATGCTCGACCCCGTATGTTTCGGTGTCGACGTAAGCCTCGACCGCTCATGGTCGGCGATCTCGGTGGCCGGCCGTCGCGACGATGGACTGACGCACGTGGAGCTCGTCGACTACTGGCGCGGCACGTCGTGGGTGGTAGAGCGTGTGCGCGAACTGGTGGAGCGTTGGTCTCCTGGCGCCGTCGTTGTTGACGCTGGTGGGCCTGCTGGTTCGTTGCTCGCTGACTTTGAGTCGGCGCGCGTGCCCGTTGTCCTGACTTCGGCGCGCGATGTCGCGCAAGCCTGCGGCGGCTTCTTCGACGCCGTCGACGGCGGCTTCCTTCGCCATATCGGCCAGCCCGAACTCTCGGCCGCCGCGCTCTCGGCGCGTCGTCGACCTCTCGGTGATGCGTGGGCGTGGGCTCGCAAGTCGTCTACCGATGTTGACATTTCGCCGCTCGTCTCGGCGACCTTGGCGCACTGGGCTTCCCGCTCGGCTGTCGCCACACTGCCCGCAATCGTTGACCCTTGGAGCCTTGATGAGTGAGCGTCTCGCACGGCTGCGCGACCTCGGCACATCGCTACTCGAGGTCGCGGGCGCTGTCTCAATTTGCTATGGCATCGGACTACTACTCGGCGTCGCAGCCGCGCTCATTGTCGGCGGCGTCTTCGCTGGCGCTGCTGGCTACCTGCTCGGAGGCGATGGCCGATGAGCCTGTTACGTCGTGGCGTCGAGGCCCGCTCGCTCGGCCAGTTCAACAACTACGTGACGCCGTTCACATCGATGTACGGCCAGACGTCGGTGTCAACTTCGGCAGGCGAGCGGGTCGATGAGGTGTCAGCGCTTGGGCTTACGGCCGTCCTACGGTGCGTCACGCTGCTCGCTGACACCGTCGCGTCGTTGCCGTTGCGTGCCTACCAGGTGACGCCCGACGGCTCGCGACACGCGATGCCCGTGCCCTCGGTGCTGACGTCACCCGATGTTGAGTCCACCGGCTTTGAGTTGATCCATTCGACGATGGCCTCACTCGGTCTGCACGGTAACGCGTATCTGCTTTTGGACCGTGACCGCGCGGGTAACACTATTGGAATTGTTCCGTTGCACCCGTACCAAATGCAGGTTCTTCCAGATAAGTCGGCCAACCGTCGCCGGTATTTGCATCTAGGCACTGAGATTCCAGCCGATGATGTTATTCATTTGCGTTGGCTGACGCCGCCGCAGTCTCTCGTCGGTGTCTCACCGTTGATTCAGTCGCGCCAGATTGTCGGGCTCGGGCTTGCGATGGATCGTTTCCTCGCCCAGTTCTACGGCGACGGCGCAACACCGTCGAGCGTGTTGGAGTCTGAGAAAGACTTGACCACCGAACAGGCCCGCACGCTCGTCGCAACGTGGGATTCCGCGCATCGCAAACACCGCAAGCCTGCGGTTCTATCAGGCGGCTTGAAGTGGCGCAGCGTCACGGTGTCGGCATCGGATCAGCAGATGGTGGAGATGCGCGAGCAGGTCGTTCGCGATGTCGCGCGCGTATATGGCATCCCGTCGCACCTCATCGGCGCCAATGGCGATTCGCAGACATACCAGAACGTCGAGCAAGCCTCGCTGAATTTCTTGATGCACACTGTCACGCCGTGGCTGCGACGCATTGAGATCGGCCTATCGCGCATCTTGCCGCCTGGCGTCGACGTCGCTTTCGACACTGCGGCGATGCTGCGTACCGATGCGCTCACCCGTGCGCGCGTCGGCCAGATACAAGCGATGACCGGTACGCGCTCACCCAACGAGCTGCGCGCCCTCGATGGCATGGAACCTTACGCCGGCGGCGACGTTTTTCACCAGGCGATGCCGGGCACACTGACCGCCGATTCGCAGCCACTCGGCGAAGACGCCGACACCGCGGCGCCCGTCATGGGCGTGCTCGGTGGCTGAGACATTCCGGCCGCCTCGGGCCGCACTAGCCGAGGGCGTCATTCCTGATGGACCGCTGAACCTAGCGGGCGTTATCGCGTTGCGTGGGGCAACCGGCGAAACCGGCGCCTGGGCGTCTCGAATCGCGGCCGACCTTGAGACTCGCGCCGCTCACCTGAAGGAGTCCAGCATGGATGCACCCGAGAGCCGCGCCGCCTACGGCATGGACGGCATGGACATGAACCCGGTCGCGCACGGCATTATGGCGTGCGATGCCGCGCTTGACGCCGCGCAGTCACTCATCGCCGGCAACCTTGACCCCAACGTGCAACAGGCTTACTACCTGATCTGCGCCGCCGACGCCGCACTTGACGAGGCGCAGGAAGCCCTCGGGCTGATGGACGCCGACGACGAAATGGCCGAGCCCGTTGAGCCGATGGAGCCCGCGCCCCGCGCCGAGGAGCTCGTGCTGGAGTCTCGCCGCGGCTTGCTCGCCGCCGCTGAGCGCATCACCGTCGACGCTGAGGTGCGCGCACTCACCGATGGTGGGATGCGGATCGGCGGTTACGCCGCAAAGTTCAACCGCGAGGCGACCGGCCTAGCGTTCCGTGAAGTCATCGCACCTGGCGCGTTTACTCGCTCGCTCGCCAGCGCCGAGCCCGTCTACCTGCTGGTTAACCACGACACCGACCAGTTGCCGCTAGCGTCGACGCGCTCGGGCACGCTCGCGCTATCTGAGGACAACGTCGGCCTGTACATGACCGCCGACCTCGACCCGTCCAACCCTCGCGCCGCCGAATTGCACTCGGCACTATCGCGCGGCGATGTCGAGAAGATGTCATTTGCTTTTAGCATCGCGCCCGGTGGTGAGTCCCGAGACTCGGGCCTACGCACCCTCACCGACCTCAACCTGTTCGAGGTCAGCGTCGTGACGTGGCCCGCCTACGACGACACCGAGGTCGGCGTTCGTTCTGAGCAGTCGGCCGGTCTTTTTTTGCGCCGCCGCCTTGCAGCCGCGCACCTGAACTACGTCAAGTAGTTCCCAAATTCCACCCGCCACCCGGCGGGTCTTTGCCCCCGGCGCGTCTGCCCTGGCGGCTCCACGCACTAAAACTTTAAGGAGTTTGTTATGAGCAAGATGCTCACCAACCTCCGCGAATCTCGTGTTGCGGCTGTTGCCGCTGCCGAGGAGCTGCTCGCCGCCGAGCCGACCGTTGAGTCGCTCGACGCCGTAGAAGCTCGCACCGCGGAAATCAAGGACCTCGACGCCAAGATCGAGATGGCCCAGGCGCTCGAGGAGCGCACCGCTCAGGTCGTCGAGGCTCGCGAAGAGTCAGGCGTTCGCCTGTTCGGCTCGGCCCACGTCGGCCGCGAGCCGATGACGTATGAGGACCGCGGCGAAAATTCATTCGTCAAGGACATGATTCGCGCTCACACTCGCAACGACTCCGACGCGTGGACGCGGCTTAACCGTCACGCCGAAGAGGCCGCAGTCGAGATGCGCGCGATCAACACCACCGACACCTCCGGTGGCGACCTCGTGCCGCCGATCTACCTCATCAACGAGTACGCCGAGTTTGCCCGTGCTGCTCGCGTGACTGCCGACCTGCTCACCGTTCTCCCGCTGCCCGCTGGCACGGACTCCGTGAACATTCCGCAGATCACGACCGGCACGCGCTCGGGTATTCAGGCCGGTAATAACACGTCGACCACGGCACCCACCACGAACCGCGACATGGTGACCGCTACGGTCACCGCACCCGTGCGTACCTTCATGGGTTACGAAGAGGTCAGCATTCAGCTCGTCGAGCAGTCGCCTCTCGCTGGCGGTCTTGACCGGCTCATCATGGGTGACCTGATGGCCGACTACGCGTTGCAGCTAAACACCGCCATTACGTCCGCTAGCGACGGCACGAGCAACACGCTCAACGGTCTGACCAACGTGGCCGGCGTCTCAACCACGTGGACCGAGGCGACGCCTACTGCCGCCAACGGTCTGGTCGCGGTCGCTAAAACCATCTCGGGAATCGTTAACGCCAGGTACAAGTCGCCCGAGGCGATCGTGCTCCACCCGCGTCACTGGTACTGGCTGGTGTCCTCGGTTGACGGCAGCAGCCGCCCGATCGTGGTGCCCACCGCTAACGGTCCGATGAACGCCGCCGGTGTCATGGACACCGCCGGTGCGGCTGCTGGCTACGCCGGAAACATCTACGGCATCCCGGTCTACCTGGACGCAACGCTGCCGCTGGTTTCGACCACGCAGCAGATCATCCTCGCGGGCCGCTTCTCCGACTCATACCTCTTTGAGTCGGGCATCAAGAGCCGCGTTCTCACCGATGTTCTGTCGGCGAATCTGACCGTGCGTTTCCAGATTTACGGCTACGCCGCGCTCGCTCACCGCTTTGCCAACTCCATCGGCAAGATCAGCGGTACTGGCACCGTCCCGGTCAGCGGCTACTAAGCCGACCAACATTAACGGCCCCGCCCAGATTATGGGCGGGGCCGTTAATTGGAACAGGCCGACTGCTCCCTTGCACCTCATCGTGACGACGAGGGCGCCGGTATGTCGTACTCCGGCCTCAGCTCTTCAAGGGTACAACAACATGCCGACGAAAGGCCGAGCAACATGGCCAACTATCTGGACGGCTTGACCGCCGCGCGCGAGGAGCTGCTCGCCGCTGGCCTCCCAACCGATGCAGTCGACAAACTCATCGCCGAGCACCGCCAAGCATCACGACACACACCAGCGATGGAGACGAGGTAGTCAATGGCTAGCACCTACCCGGCCACCCTCGACGCCCTCACCAACCCGGCGCCAGGTGACAGCCAAGCACTCGTCTCTCACTCGGGTCAGCACACCAACGCCAACGACGCCATCGAGGCCATTGAGGCCACGCTCGGCACTAACCCGCAGGGCTCATCAGTCACGGTCAAGGCTCGACTCGACGCTACCGATTCGGCGCTCACTGGCTACGTGGCGTCGGCTTCATCGTCGGCTACCAGTGCTGCTACGTCGGCCACCACGGCCACCACGCAG